GCATCCGCTCTTGGCCGTGGCTCCCACTAGCCCCAACACTAACAGTAACAGTATGAGCCAACGCATTTATCACACCACACTCCATGCAAGCATATACGTGCCAAAAATGACGAAGGCCGCTATACAGGCTGCGGCAATAATTGCTTCAGCCCAGTCCCACATAGTCAGGTTGTCCCGGTAGCGGGCGTTTCTTCAGCAGGTGTCTCAACAACAGGAGGTTCGCTGTAAGTCGCAGGGACATATTCCCAAGTCAAGGGCAAACCTACCCAGTTCACATGATTCCACACCCACTTGGCTGTGATGTTCTCATCAGGAGGTGCAACATCAGTTGAGTATGGAATCTGCTCGTCAGAAGTTCCGCAGTACAGACCAGAGATTTCAAATTTGTAGTACATGATTTATCCTACCCTTACATAAGCGGTTGAGCCAGTTCGTATTGGCGTAATAGCCGTATCGCCTGTACGATAAAACGCACCACCACCACTTATGTCTGATTTAAATACTGCGGTGTTTTGACCAGAGGTTAGACCAGACATTCCATAAGCAAAGCCTATACCGCCAGCATCTGGAGTTACAAAAGCATTGCCCACACCCCAAGCACCGCCTGTAGCACCAACTGTATATTGTGAGCCTGTCCAAGTTACGCCACCATCAAGTGTAAAAAAGCATTGATTAGAACCAGAATTACCGTTATACCCAAGGAAAACAACTGTGTTGGAGTCAAACGATAACATTCCGTACCCGTACTGAGCGCCGGGAATATCTATGTCCCAAATTTGCGGCAACGTAACAAGCGTCCAAGTTATGGCATCTGTAGACGTTAATATTTGGGCTTGACTTCGTGTGCCAGCATAAAATCTATACGCGTCAGCAAACATCTTTAAGTTTACAGCAAGTGTGCCTATTGGAAGTGTTGGTCTTACCCAAGTAACGCCGTTGTCTGTTGAGTAAAAAAACAAAGTAGACCCGTTGCTACAAACTAAAGTAGAACCCTTGTAAAAAAAACCTCCAGTTGGGGTGGTAACTGGAAGTGGCCTATTTGCTGACCAAGTTGCGCCAGAATCTGCTGTGTAGTACGCAGTTCCTGAAGTACTGTCAGACAAAATAACCAACTTTGCAGGGTCTGTTGAGTTGTACTGCATAAGGGAAGTACTAGGGTTAGGTGATGCCGCAAATGTAGAATCAGCCCAAGTTATACCGCCATCAGTTGTATAGCGTTTGATAGACGCGCCAACCTGCAAATAACAATTATTGCCATTGCGATAAAACTGCCACTTGTTAGCAGGAGATATGGATGCACTTCCAAGAATAGCATTTGTATTGTCACCACCAAAAGTATAGCCATTGCTAGAAAGGGATGCTCTAATAGTTGCGGCAGTAATGTTTGGCCCCATCAACAAAAATCTAGCGCCGCACCAAAACACAGCAAATTCGCCATTTGTTGCATCTGCGTCTGAGTTTCTTCTCCAACCCATCATTGATGCAACTGTGTAAGACATACCATTTTTAGATTGTGAAGCGGTAGCAATTGTGGTGGCACTAGAATCAAAAGCAGGTAATCCAGTAACAGATTCAGCAGTCCATGTTGTACCATTTGTTGTGGAGTAAGCACTTATATCAGACCCAGACGAAAAACAATAACTAAATATTTTTGTATTATTGCTGGCAACACATACATTTAGGCCATTAGTTGTGGAGTTAGTTTTAATGCTTGTTTGACCTGTTCCTACAAACTGTAAACCAGCAGAGGTCATAACACCAACACCAACTGAAGTAGTGCCGTTGTAATAAGATGGAACTACTGAAACACTACTTGCAGATATTCTTTGAATTGGGTAAGTTACACAAGCACCAAAATTATTATCAAAAGAAGATAAAGTGCTCTGGGCTAAAACTGTTTGTACTGAGGAAGTTCCAGCATTAGCAAGATTTGTCTTTGAAGTTGTGCTCAAATTGCTAGATGGTGTTGCTACGGCAGACTTTAACCACTTGCTACTACCAGCATTGTAAAAGTCGGGAACCCCAGAAAGATCAACAATCTCGCCGATTGAATAGCGGCTTAAGTTTGGAAGTGCATTATTGATAAGTGACATAATTAAACTCCGTAGACATTGACTGAAACATTGGCTGTGTCAGAGTACACAACCACCAACTTTGCACTGCCTGATGTCACACCAGACAGTTGCATAACAGAATATGCTTGAAGTGTTGTATCATAAACAAACCACTCCGCACTTGTTGGCGTTGCCGCCGCCGCCAAAGGCGCAATACGAATTGCAACATTTGCATTATTACGGTTGCACACGTTAACCGTAAAGGATTGTGATCCCGCTGGTAGTGTGCAGATTGTTGTGAGCGTTGTGGCGGCAAGGTCTGCCGAACCTAAAAGTCCTGTGGTCATACTGTGTCCTTATGCGTTTGCGTTTGCGTAATAGAAGAGTTCAATAGCTGAAACGCCACTAGATGGTAGCGCTTGAAAAGTGGGAGCAACTCCAGCACCGTTTGAAGTAAGAACCTGAGTTGCAGATCCTACAGCAGTAGACGTTGGGACAGCCCCTGCACCACCACCAAGGACAACACCATACTGAGTCAATGCACCAGACGATGCCAATGTGCCAGCCGCTGTGTAGGCAAGGATGCCGCCAGATGTTCCTGAGTTTAAACCCGTGCCACCATTAGCGACTGGTAAAGTTTGGATAAACGCTGGCGCTCCAGCACCACCTGAAGTAAGGATGTAACCCGACGTGCTTGCGCCTGTATACGCATGAGCCGTTCCAGTTCCGTACCCAACACCGCCCGCTGTTGGCGTAGCAGTCGAGTTTGTACCACCGTTTGCAATAGGTAGCGTTCCAGTTACACCAGCGGTAAGAGATACCTGACTCCAAGTTGGTGTTCCCGTACCTTGGCTCGTCAAACTGTACCCAGCAGTTCCAACTGCGGTAAACGATGTAGCACCAACACCTGATTGGTAAGGAACAACACCAGCAGAACCGCCTGCAATGTTTGTTGTAGATACTGCGGCTGGGCCTAACGCCCAACCAACGTTTGAGCCATCATAAACAATGGCAGTCCCCGCAACTGAAGGAGCCGCTAAGAAAGTTGTAGCACCTGCGCTAGACTGGTATGGGAATCTATTAGACGCACCGCCAGCCAAATTAGTAGCGGTTGTGGCAGAACCTGCCGCTAAAGTAGATTGTGCAACCCAACTTGGCGCTCCAACGCCATTTGCTTGGAACACATATCCCGATGTGCCAGCCGCCAACATCTGAGTTGTACCCGATGCAGACTGATAGGGTACTGTGCCGTTAGAACCACCAGCTAAGTTTGTAGCAGTGCCAGTAGTAACCGAAGAAGGCACGCTCCACTGAGGCGCTGATCCACTGGAAGTCAATACATATGTACTTGTACCGATTGGTAGCTTAGTTAAAGCCGTACCCGATGCGTAGTACGTCATGTCACCGGCAGTGTATGAAGACTGGCCTGTGCCGCCTTTGTCTGTTAACAGTGTCCCAGTCACGCCCGTAGTCAGAGGCAAGCCGGTAGCGTTGGTCAGCGTAGCAAAAGACGGCACACCCAGATTAGGCGTAACAAGTGTTGGTGAGTTGCTAAACACCAGCGTACCAGAGCCAGTCTCATCGGTAACTGCCGCTTGCAAGTTTGTGCTGGTTGGTGTCTGAAGCCATGTGGCTACGCCAGTGCCCAAGCTGTTAACGCCCGTACCGCCCGAAGCTGGTAGTAAAGGCGTGCCAAGCACTAGAGACGGCGCATAGTCAAACGCAACACCTACGTCAGTGCCAGTGTTGTATACCCAAACTTTCTTGCCGTTAGGGACACTCACACCCGTCTGACCACTGACTTTAACTGTGACAGCAAACCCGCCAACAGAGTTGTTAAAGACAAGGTATGGTTTTTGTATGGCCGGTACATTGACTGTACCCGCAGCAGACAAAGTGGCCGTAATGTCTAAAACAAATGCGCGAGCTACTTGGTATGCGTTGCTATCTGACAGTGTGTATGTGGCTACGTTAGATGCAAAATCGCTTGTAATTAACGATGCCTTGCCCACAATGGCTTGCTCTAAGCCTGATTGTGTAGCGGTTGAACTGCCCAAGTTGACGTTGGTAGTCGCTCCCCAAATGCCAGACTGTGCGCCTGTGGGGATCAGTTCAAGCTTTAGGTTGGTGGTATACGTGCTTGCCATGATCTACCTTTAATTTGAACTGCGAATTAACGCTGATGTCGATGTATTGGCGGGCATTGTGATTGTAAACGTAGTCGTAGATGTTTTGTCTGAACCAAAGTCCAAAACAGCAATTGCCTTACTGCCCTTGGTAAAGTTGTAAATCAAAGCACATCTAGCCGTCAGCGCGGCAGTCCACGATACATTAGGAAAGCCCACATAGGCTGTGTACCCAGAAGATGACACCGTGATGGGTGTTAAAATAGAACCGCCCGCGGTATACCCCGTAGCAACAACTTGTCCCGGAGTACCTACGGAATATGCCGTCGTGGTCTCATTTAAATCGGCAGAAGCTGTGTACAGGGCAATCTTGATAACGTCAGTCGTCAAGTCGTGTATGCCTTGATAAAGCTCTGCTTTAAAGCTTGTGGTCTGGGTCTGGATAATGCTCATTGCGGCTTGACCCTTACTTCATGACGGTACGTGTCTGTCTGCTGTTTACCATCACCCAAGTTCTTCAAGAGTGCCAGCGCTTCCATGTACTTCTGGTTGTACATAACGGTCATATCTTGCTCACCCTTCATGTAGGTGTTAGCTTCAACCAGTGTCCCGTACAGCAGCACAGAGCTAAAATTCTCACTCAGCCATGTAGTTGTTGCAGTAACAATAGACTCGGGCATTGCAAAATAACTTAAGTCCGTTACCAACGCGGCATTAGGAGTAGGCCCTAAAATAAACTGCAACCGCGTCACAGGTGTTGAGGGGCCGTTAAGCGCATAGTATTGCGGCGTCCCTGTTGCAGTGGGGTTGGGAAACGCCTCTTGCATAAACGAGGGGTCTTTGTTGAGCAAGTAGATGTAGTTCCCGCTTGCATCAATCACAGCAAACGAATACACAGACAACAGGTCAGTTGGTGCGTTAAACGTCTGTACGCTTGGCGTTAAGGCCGTAGACGATGTCTTACGTAAATTGGCTAACGACACCGAGTTATAGATGCGTTGCTCCGCCTGCTGAATCATGGTGTTCATGTCAGTAGTGTCGAAGGTGTTCTGCGTGTAATCGCTTACCGCAGTCACCAATTGAGCGTAAGTCAACGAACCTAGTGTTGCCATATAAAACCTTAAGCCATTGGCCCACGGGCCGTAATGCCCTTGGTCGCCGCGCCGTTACCGCGGGTGACAATACCGGATGTCTTTACAGTTTCGTTACCCGCAGATTTGCTGATATTGCCAATGCTCATATCAACGGTGTCGGCTTTACTGCGATTGACGCCAGAACCGGGGTTCTCAGAGATGCCTACAGGCGCACCACTCATGGTGTGGGGCTTGGCGTATGCAGAAGCGGGTAGATTGTTTATCTTGGCCATGTTATTTCCCCTGATTCTTAACTTTGGCCATACCGCGGCCATACTGGAGCATCATCTCATTGGTCGTACCGCCCTTGGCAAGCTTCAAAGCTGTGCCTTTACCGCCCTTGTGTTCTTGCTTGTCGTGCTGCTTGAACGCTTTTTTAATCAGAGCAACGTCTTGCTTCTTGTCTGACTTCATGTCTTCTTTTGCCATATTAAGCTCCTATGAAACTGTTACTGTAACTGTACCAACAAATGTCGTTGCCACCAAGTAGTTTGGCGTCAGTGCAACATCAAAATTACTCGACCCACCAACGGGCGACCATCCCCATTGAACATCCCGCGAACCGCCAGTCAAATTGCCGCTAGCGTTTGTGCCTGCCGTAACGTACGTTGTGTCCTTGCGGGGATCACGCACTGCCTGTGGATCATCCACTGGGTACATACCCAACTGCAACTGCGGCTGATCTGGATCCCAACACACTGGGCACACCATCAAATTGTAAAGCTTTGTCTTGATAACTTCTTTTTTCAAAGCCGTCAATTTAAACTGTTGGCCACACCTATCGCACATGGCGATACTGTTCTTACCGGATGCAAACCGATTGCCCATTTACGTACCGCTACCAATAAACATTTGCCTCGGAACAAAACGCACCGAAGCTTTCTCACGATCTTCATCAGAAGCCAACTGCCAAGCTTCATCGTACTGTTGTTTCAAGACGGGCAGGCGCTCAGCACCACCTTCAATCTTAAGAGCCAAGTAATAGGCTAAGCCCGCCACCATACAGGGCAGGAAGCGGAAAGGCACATCCATCGTGCGCACGCCACCGCCAGCATCATCAATACGGCGCATGCGCCAGTACACAAACTGATACGTTGCGCTGTTGTCTGGGGTTGGCCAAAGGGTTACAGAGGGCAGATTCTGCGTAAACACAGACACACCCGTTAAGTGTGCTGCGGCGGTTGTGCCATTCTGCCCACGGAAGCAGTTGTAGAGCACGTTGCCAGAGATGTAACCGTATTGGATAGTCTCTTTAACAACCCCGTCAATATACAAAAACCCCGTAGCTGGAAGTCCGGCTGTAGAAGTCAGTGTGATTGTGGTGGCTGTAGCTGTGATCCCGCCATTGAGCGTAGTGCCAATGGAAGAAGTCTGGCCGTCCAAGCGCTGATACCACACCTGAATCGGGCGGGCTTGTTGCAGTTTGTTGGGGATTGTGGCGTAAGTAGAAACACTGATACGCGTGATGGTCAGATCAGCTTGCGTGGATGCGCTACCCGCGCCCGTGCGAATGACGTGCTCAAGTAGATCCACTGTATCTACGGGCAGTGCGTAGGTGTTCAGACCCGGAGTCAGGTTAATTGTCCCCTGCTCAAACGTCCACATGTTGACACCACGGTTTGCCCAATCAGCAAACATCAAGTTCAATGAACGACGGGCTGTACGTAAGTCGTAGCCCGTACGCAACTCCGAACCGGCGCGTTCAAACGCTTCCTCAACCAACTCAGTAAGGTCAAGGTTAAACGCTGCGGTTCCTGAAGTGGTCATTTAATATATCTTTCCGCGTGTTTTGCCTTTGGTGCAGCAGCCGTCCGCACGGCTAGAGGCTGAGCTAATACTACCACCGGCCTTTTTGCCTCGTGTTTCACGCTTCAACTCAGCCGCATACTCATCAGCTTTTTTTCGAGCTTCTTTGTCGTCAATGTCTTCCATCTCAAACGTTGGTTTGCTCATAGCTACATCATCTCGCAAAATTTCCATGCGGGGCTTTTTGCTGCTGTTTGCGTAGTTAGGGGTTGTTTTGTACGTAGCCATTATTTAAATCCTTTAAGAGTTTTAGCCAAACGCGCACGTTGCCCCATTTTACCGGGTTGTTTTGCAGCGGCGTTTAGCTTCTTTGCAGAAATCTTTTCACCAGCTTTTACGCCCAAGGATGCACGCAGTGCACCGGGCTTCTTAATTGCGTTCTGGATGAAGTTTTTGGTAGCCATTATCTAAACCCCGCCGTTTTCTTTGCAATCGTTTTAGGTTGAGCTACGAATTGTTTGCCGGCGGCTTTTCCGGCTCGCTTGGCTTTGGTCGTCGCAGCGTACTCACTAGCGCTGAGACTTTTGATCGCAGCTTTTGGAAGGTATCGCTCACCAGTGTCAGAAGATTTTTTACCACTTTTGGTTGTCCAATCTTGTTTGCCCCAGTCTTTTAAAGACTGTTGCGGTTTAGCCAACCCACCACCGGCCATTTTTTTCTTACCGGCACAATGCGCCTTCTGTGAAAACCCCTTGGGGTTGTCGCAATCAATCGACGCTTTATACTTTTTTGACCAAGTCATTTATAGCCACCGCCTGCGGCTTTATAACGTTTAGCCATGACCTGCGCTTTACGGGCTGACCACTGGCCTGCGCCAGTGCCAACAATTGCCGCAGCTTTGACGCTGTTAAAAATCCGTTTACGTAAACCGGGCTTGGTGTAGTTACCGGCCTCGTTCACTTTGGATTTGACTTTCCCACCCTCTTTATACTGGGTGAAGTCAGTGTCGTCCCGCCGGGCTTTCTTCTTGCCCTTGGGCATTTTAGAGGGGGCGATGTCCCCCATACCGCGGCTGGCCATCATGGTTAGCACATCTTTCCGCGAGTCTTGCCTTTAATGGCAATACCGTCAGCGCGTGAAGAGGCAGAACCGCCAGAAGCCATTTTTTTGGCTTTATCGCCGCGAGAAGATTCACGTTTTAACTCGTTTTCTGCCTCCCGAAGACCTTTCATGCCGTCTTCAACATCAATGGTACGACCTTCCTCAAAACCCGGTACGTACGTGCCCATGTTAAGGCGATCACTGTTAGGCTTTTTGTCAATCCCGGTTTGAACTGCTTTTCGCAGCCGCATTGTGTCTTTGTATTCTTGGTCTTTGTCAGCCATGATTAATTCCTTAGCAGGCCATGCCGCCTTTTTTGAGCATAGTACCTTTGGTTTTGCCTTTAACAGCAACACCATCAGCGCGTTTTGAGGCGGAGCCGCCATTGGCCATACCGCCCATGTTCATCTTCTTGGTCATGCCGCCTTTTTTCATTGCGCCTTTGCCGTCACCGATAAATGCAGGCTTGCCGTCTTTCATAGGCATACCGCCACCAGCCATCTTAGTTGCGCCTTTTTTCTTGGCCATCATTGCCATCATACCTGCGTTCATCTTAGCCATAGTATTACCACCTTCTTTAAAAAAAGCCATTTTTCCATGATTGGTTTTAGGCTTGTTCACTTTCTGAATATCCGCACGGCTTACACCGCCGGAGCCAAACTTCTTACCTTTGTCAGCGTCAGTAAAATCTTTACCAACGCTTTGAGGAATTCCCACCTTCTTGGCAAACGCGGGGTTATTCGCTATTGCCGCCATGAAGTTGTGTTGTTTTTTACTTGTCGATGGCATCGTCTGCCTTCTTCCTGCGGATTATTTCAGCAAAGGGTTTACCCGCAATCATTTCGGCGATTCGCATCAATGTCCAGATTGCGCCAATCAAACCAAAAATTGGGGTAAACATTTCCAAAAACGATCCTATGGCTGCAAACACTGAAACAATATCCAGCGTGCTTTTAATTGTGTCTGAGTTAGTGCTCATACCATTCGCCCCTTGGTTTTGCCCTTTGTAGCGCAGCCGTCAGCCGCAGTTACATAGCCCCCATCCTTACAGTTCCACGCCCTCAAAGACTTATTGATCCGTGAATCCGGATCGTTGGCTGTCTTTGCGCTGGTCAGTTTCTTTTTCATGCCACTCATCCTTGCACAGAAGGAGTCGCGCCGGGAGCCGCCTTCGGGTTGAGGGCGCTTCAGTCCCGGTTTCCCGGGGTTTGCCGCGTTGTAGGAAGCCCGTCCTTTGGCGTTCAAGCCACCCTCGGGGTTCTTCCCCTCTGCTCTCTGCCATGCGGGACTCTTAGCCATAGAACACCGTGATCCCGGTTACTGTGCCCGTACTTGTCGTTAAATACAAACCTGTAGAAGCCAAAACACCTTCGCCGGGAACTTGAATGTAAAAAGTATTTGGATTACTGTTGCCAGCTAAGTCCATTGTGTAGAGAACGGCGGCTGTGGCGCTACCGTCTCGGATTTCAAATGTTACCGTCGTGCTTATTTTTGGGGATACAACAATACCCTTTAGTCGTGTTCGACCTACATAGTAAGAGCCAGCCGCGCTAAGGTGCGCGGATTTAACGTCTGTCTGTTGCATAATTAATCTCCTTAAAAATGGGGCCGAAGCCCCCTAGACTAATTACTGTTGTTGGGCAGGCTGAGATTGATTGCCGCTTGCGTCACGTACAGCGTAAGTGATAACAATAGTTGCAGCGCCAGTGGTCAAGGAAGTACCAGCCAATGTATAAGTAATGAATGTGTCTGTTGAACCAACATTCAACCAACCACCGGGGGTTGTTGCGTTAGCGCCCAAAGCCACGCTACCCACACTAGTAATAGTTCCTGTGGTAGTAAAGTCTGTACCACCAATGCTCAATTTGCAAGTTGTAGCGGCACTAAAAACGGTAGTTGTAACAACTTTAACGTCAATAATTTGTGCGCCAGCAGGGACGGCAATAGCGTTGCCGGTTAATGTGCCAAACACAACGTCAGAAGATTGAGAAACTACTGTGCAGCCAGTGTTGCGTGTTGTAGCGGCGGTTGTGCCAGTGGTGTTTTTGGTTGTGCCCAAGAGCCAAGGGCCAAGGTGAGTAGCAAATCCCATGATATTTCCTTACATACAAGTTAGGCGCATCAATCTGTATGTCGTCAGCCGGGACTGTTTGATGCACCGGAAAGCCCGGATTACTGTGTTTATATCACGTGGTTTTGTGGTTTGCAACAATTATTTTTCTTGTCACAATTTGTTGGCATTATTGGGGCATGAAATACCGCATTGTCCCTGTTGATACCCGTCAGCCAGAGGTGGTGCAGTTGTTGTCGTTGCTTCAAAAAGCATGTCTTCCCCACGATAAAATTTACCCAATTACAAAAGGCTACTGGTATGTCGCTTACACACAGGACGGTGAGGCTGCTGGGTTCGCTGGTGTTGTTCCCTCTAGTCGTTGGTCTGACACTATGTATCTTTGTCGGGCAGGTGTTGTACGCGCTCATCGTGGACGCGGGCTTCAGAAGAGGTTTATTAAAACGCGGGTTCGCAAAGCCAAAACGTTAGGCATAAATTGGGTCATCACTGACACCAACGAAAACCCCGCATCTGCTAACAGTTTGATAGCTACAGGTTTTAAAATGTTTGAGCCATCTCAACCTTGGGGTTTAAAAACGGCGTTGTACTGGCGGTATCGGATTAAACATGCCGTATAAAGACCCAAAAGTTAAGCAAACTAAACAAAGAACGTACGCAAGTACGTACTATGCCAACAATAAAGCGGTTGTAATTGCGGCAAGTAAAGCCTCGGCCAAGGCGTATAAAGATCAGTGGCGTAGCTTTAAAGCTACATTAGCTTGCGTGAAGTGTGGGCAAAACCATCCAGCCACGTTTGACTTCCACCACATAGACAGCGGTACAAAAGAAGAGTCAGTCAACAAACTGATAAAAAACCGTGCCTTCAAGCGTGCTATGGAAGAAGTCAAGAAGTGCGTTGTACTCTGCGCCAACTGCCACCGTATACACCACCACGACGAACGGCTTGTTAAAAAAGCTAAAAAGAAGAAGGGGGCCGAAGCCCCCTAGTATTACTTGTTGTCAGCAGCTTCTGCGGCAGCGTCAGCTACAGCGCCATCCAACTCTTCTTCTGTGTCGTCCTCGTCTTCAAACTCGTCTTCAATTTCATCAACGGCGGCATACTCAACCGCCCAGCCATAGTTTTCTTGAAACTGAACAAACTCTTGAAAAATCTGAATCATATCAAAATCAGTTGTTTCAATAGAAAGTTTGTTATTACCAAAGTATCCAAATTCCATTTCAAATTTCATGATGTGCCCCTGTGTTTATGCAACCACCGCGGCTGCAAGTCCATCGTAGTTTAACTTTATGACAAGAAAAAGGCCACCCGCAGGTGGCCTCAAACTTACCCTTGTGGGGCTGTTTTATTAGGTCGAACCGGGTGAACCGAAGACACCCAATGGATCAGACCAGCCAAACGAATAACGCTCGCGGGCTTTGTAACGAACGTTACCTGTGTCGAAGTCACCATCCATAGATGTGGACAACGCCATACGCTCGAAGTGCTTCAAGCCGTTAGGAACGTCAGTTGTCAAGAACCAGCCGTTTGTGTCGGTCAGGTAGTGGTTAATGGTGTAGCCTTCAGGGATTGAACCATTGTTTTTCAACGCATTGATATCGTTGTCAGTTGTGCCAACACGGAGGTTGGTTTCCAACAAACGAGTAGCAACGAATTGCAAAGCTGGGGGAACAATCAATTTCTTAGGCTTAGCAGCGATCAACAGTCCGCGCTCATCAGTCCAAGCAGCAATCTGAATCACAGCGTTTTCCAACGATGTTTCATTCAAGTCAGCATTGGTTGAAGGACGGTTGCTGTTAGTGCCACCAGACACCAGTGGGTGCGCTGTAGAGAACAGAGCAACACCATCACCACCAACATAGGCTGCGCTAAAACCGTTGTTTAAGACGGATGCAGCTTTAACCTGCTTGGTGTAAGCCATAGCACGAGCCAGACCCTTGGTGTAGCGAGCAGACAAGCTGTCGTACAAGTTATCTTCAACCGCTTCTTCAGTGATTGAGAAACCCAAAGCGATGGTTTCGTGGTTATAGCGAGCCGTGAACGCTTCCTGCGCATTGTCATAAGCAATGGCTGAACCCTCGTTCTTGACTGGAGCAGCAGAGAAGCCAGACAGTTTTGTCTCTTCTTCGAAGCTACGCTCAGATTTCTCTGTTTCGTAGAGTTCTTTGTGCTCTTCGCCGTAGGTAGCGTACTGCAAGCCAAACAAAGCGTTGAGGCCCGGGAGCAGCTCTTTAAGTAGTTGTGCGCGTGAAATTGCCATTTTAAGTTACTCCTTAAGCAATGCTAGTACCAGCATAATACTGATGCTGACCAAAGTTAATCTTGACCAGAATCTCTGGGTACTGCATCAACACAATAGTAGTGTTCAATGTAGCAACAGGAGCTTGATTCAAAACAAACGATGTAGCACCGGCAGATGCGGCGGTGTCAACGAAAGAACCGGAAGAAACGTATTGACCGTTTGAATCCAACGAACCAACATCAGTGCCAACTGGTAACGCGAAAGGCAGAGCCGAACAGGTCACAGTAGCAGTAGAAATGCTGGAGTACGTTACCGTACCAAGCGAAACAGCCGTGTCAGTCACCAAGCCAAGCACGCGAACGGGCAAAGATGAAGTGGTGGCGGGGGTATCGCTAGGTGCAAGGATGGCGTTCTTAGAATTGCCAGTTGCAGTGCTACCTGTGTTGTTAATCATGGCCAAATTTTGGCCAATCATGGCGCGAGCGCCAGAAGCAACAGCGGTAGTAGCAGAACAAACAACACCCTTGAACACTTGGTCAGGATCGTCAGCAACAATAGCTACTGCATCACCAGCCGCAGTTGATGCGGGCCAGTATTGCGAGAAAGTCAACTGTTTAGTGACGGGGTTTGTATAACGGCATCCTAAGAAAATGCCTGTTTGATTGCCTGCTGTGCCAGTAGACACAGACAGACGTACGATTTCACCACGAGACAAACCTACGTAATCACCGTAGAAAATGTTCGTAGAGTAACCGTTAGTGATCGGGTAATCACGAGTAGAACCCGCGAAGACCTGACCTCCGATCAGATTGATCGGTTTTAGCCCATAAGGGGCGTCAATAACCGGATAAGCCATAAAAGACTCCTATAAATTATTTAGAACCAGAACCAAATCCTGTTCCGCGACTTGTTGTTGACTTGCGGTCAGCAAACAAGGGCATCCGAGGGTCATTATTTCGCATGAAATGATTGTCAACTGAATCCATCTGGTTTTGGGATTGTTTGTTGTAATACTCAGCGCGAGCTTCAACACGTTCCTTGGGGGCCTTGCAAAGCATCAGCCCACCAATTTCCACATTGCCGTTTGCGTTGTTACCAAACAAAGCCAATTCCGGATGATCCACTGCTTTCACCGGCTCATAACCATCGCGCATCTGTAAGGACACGTTGTTGGCTAGTGGCTGACCTAGCACATGAGTCGCTACCCAGCGAAACGTGTAATCTGGATCAGGTGTCGGATCGGGCAAGTTGCTCGGCGGTACATATACCGTACGAGCAGATTTATCGCGTGACTTATTGTCACGATTTGAGCGGTCAATTGTTTCAGCCATTTTAGTTCTCCAACTTTGCTACTTGAGCAGCGTACTGCTGCGGGGTTAAACCAAATTTTTTCGCTAACGCTACTTGCGTTTGAGTTAGCTTAATTTTTCCTGCACTCGTAGAACGAGATACAGAGGCAACCACTGTCGTAGGTCGTTTTTGAACCTCACCAGACCTTGGCTTGTCGTTTGCTTGCCCGAATAAATCAGGAAACGTTGACCTCATGCGACCATCAATTTGATCGAAATATTCAGCAGAGCGGGGATCCACTCCGTTTGTGACTAGTTTCTGATGCAGCCCTAGTGCGTAGCTGGTGTATTCCTCAAACCCTTGCTGTCCGAACCACTGGTTTTTTGCCTGCCAGCGCAGAGTTTTTTCGTCCGGTTCAGCCCTTGAAGGTTGGGCTTGTTGCGTTTGTACCTCAAAATTTTCGTCTTGTAAAGGGGTTGGACGATAATTTTTTACTTGTTCTGCACGAATTTTTGCGTCCATCACAGCTTCTTGGGCTTCAATGATGGCATCCGTGTCGAAGGACTCTTGGGCTTCCTTGAGTCTACGCCTTGCCATAGCCAGCTCGGTATCGGCTTTTGACTTGGCCCCCTCAATGATGGCTTCTTGTCCTGTGTAGACGTTTTGTTTGAGGCGTTTGTTCTCCTCAATCAACTGCTGTGCAAGACGCTCAAGTTCTTGCTTCTCACGCATTGTCGCTTCTTTGACACGACGCTCGTCGTGACGGGCGTGGGTCAACTCTTTAATGCGCCCCTTGACTTTGTCAGAATAGGACTCGATTTCTTCATCGGTTGGGTCAAGCACTTCACGGTCTAGGGGCTTGCGGCCTCTGTCACGCTCAGGCGTGTCGTCTTCAATTTCAATTTCTACTTCATCAGCACCTTCAATCTCAAACTCAACCTCATTGGTCTTCTTGTCTTCGACTTCGTCGGGGAACTTGTACGGTTCAGCCATATTCTTCCTTTCAAGCGCGGGTCAGGCCGCGAGGGTCTTGCACAACAGCATCAACTTGGTCATCGTTGATGAGACGAAACTCCTTGCCAAAGATCTTAAATCTTGTACCGGAGTAAGTACGTACTAACACGAAGTCGCCCTCTTTACACCACGCTCCGTTAGGAAACTTGGAGGTGTCGTTGTACGCATCAGGGCCCACTTTCAAAACAAACAACACAGTGGTTGCTGTTTCTTCTTGGCGCATAAACTCAATTGGTTTATACAGGTTTGACCCTGCAATCTTCTCGTCGACATCTGGCACAGCGCAAAGAATCTTCCAACCTGTTGGGGTGGGAAGTTGCGTGGCTTTCATTTCGTCTGAAGCATCAGGCTCGGGTGCATCCAAAGATTGGATGGGTTCAGGCAGTGCAAAAGCACCGGGGGAGAGATCAAGATCACTCATTAGATTCTTCAACTTTCTGTGCAAGGTCAATTAGATAACGCTCTGCGAGGGCTAGACCCTGAATAACCCCACAAAGTTTTTGGTACTCTTCAAAAGTACGGCATGAACCCCCAGCCAAGTCATCGGCGTAGTTGTTCATGTCAGTGCGTAATTTTTCACGTAATACGCGTACGAAGTCTTGGATCATGATTTAGGCTCACGCTGGTTCCTACTATTTGAGAGCGCAGTAGTACGCGCTTGTAAATCCATCTGGGCTTTACTCTTTGCGATGTCAGCACCGATTTGGATGCCGGCACGTTCTTGTTCAAACTGCTGTTTGAATTCGCTCTCTTTGATTTGCGCGCCTGTGCGAAGAGCTTCCAACTCCAGTTTGCCGCTGACTTCTTGCTCTTTCAAAGCCTGTGCGTCGGCCTTGGCAGCAGCGTCCATCATGATCTTCTGTTTCTTCAACTCTAGCTCTTGGCCTTTGAGTTGTAGTTCTTGCATTTGCAACTGCATGACTGGGTCTTGCATCTGTTGCTGTGCTTGCATCTGCGCAGCTTTGGCTTGATTCTGCATCAACACTTGCTGAGCCGCTTGAGCCATCATGCCGGACAACGCGATCTCCACTTGTGGTGGCAACTTCTCGTCTTCGGGAGGCAGTGGCATACCCAACTGCTGCTCGATCTGCTGGCGCATCTGATATCCGACGTGCTCTGCAATGTGCGCAGTGATTGCGCCCATGATCTTGGGAGCCTGTGGGTTCTGACCAATGAACTGTTGCATCATCGGGTCTTGGAGCAACATCATGTGCACTTGGATATGCGAGGCGTGATCTTGGTGTAAGAACGCTTTAAGCGGTTTGCCTTTGAGTGCATTCTGGTTCTCTTGCACTGGGTCGATTGGCTTCTGATCGTCTTCGATCGGCACAAGTTTCTCAGCGTTCTTGATACCCAAGACGCCCAACATACCGCGGTGGAGTTCGGGCAGGTTGTAAATGTCTGGCGCCATCTGCGCCATCTGAATGACGGCTTGGTACTGGATAACGCGCTGAGACATGGTCGCAGCGTTGGGGTCTGACACGGGGATAACGTCCACCAAGTCATAGTCGGCTTTCTTTGCTTTGCGAGTACCGTACTCGGGTGTGTATGTGTAGTCAGCGTCTGTGTAGTCGCGGATGATGTTCTTCAAGAGTTTGAACTCTTGCTTCAGGGCAAAGTGCACACGAGCCTGCACCGCAGTCATCACTTTTAACTGGCGCTCTAACAAAGCTAGCGTTGTGCCAACAGGAGCCTGCGCAGACATGTCAGACACCTTCATATCAGCAGTCGCGGCAAAGCGACGGCCTTCATCAACGATTGTCTGCATCAAGTTAAACAACGTAGCGCTTGGCTCTTTGTATGGCAGCGGCAGGATGTTGTCGCGGATTGTGCCCGAGCCGACGTCTACATCACGGAACTCTCCGGGTGCGATTGGTGTATCGTCGCCCTTGATTCGCAGGCCGCGTGTCTTGAGTCCACCGGGCAAGTTGCTGAGCGTTCCTGCATCGACAAGTTGTCGCATGAGGGATGTAGCGGATTTAGCAAAGCCTCCGATAAGGTGGAAAAGCCCGAAGCCGTAAGCTCCAAAACCCGGAATATATTGGTAGTGAACGAAGTGCTGGCGCTTGAGTCGGAGGTCATCGTCTTCCTTCCAGTTGCGGCGGATCGACAGGATGTCGTTGGAGCCTTTAATCAACGTGACAACGTACGGCAGCATGATGCCGGTCTCTTCACCCGCGTCGTCTTTGTCTTCGTAACCTTCAAGGTTCAAATCTACATGGCACTCATACAGGGTGTAACGGTCGTCATTCAAGTCACTAAAGCCTGTCTCTTTGTCCTTGGCTTTCTGGATGTCTGTCAAGTCTCTGGGTGCGTCAGGCAAATCAACGTCAATGTAAAAGCCTGCTTGCTGAAGCTTCACAATCTCATTCTTGGTCTTGCGCATGACGTGCGTGATGCGATAGCAAGTATCCAGATCCGTTGTTCCGTACGGCAGATACATATCTTCCGCAGGAATAAACATAGACACTTGACGTCCCAAATTGGGATCATAGTAGACCTTCTTAAACGCTGAGCCTGTGGCTGGCAGTGACCAGAGCATGCGCTCGTGTTCAGCGCGGTACTCCGTCATGACTTCCGTCAACTCGTAGTTCATGTCGTCTTCAACGTTAGACGCAACTTCTTTCATCTCTGGCGTTTCTTTGCCGATGAGTTTGCTACGCACAGGCCCTTGGGCTGGGAACGTCTCAGTGATTGTCTCTGCTTGGAAGCGCACAACAGCTTCTGTAATCATGGGGTGGAATACGCCGCATGCGCCGTTCCATGGTTCTGTTCTTTCCTCAATCTGCAAGCCAAGGAGTTTCAGACCATCAACGTACGTCTTCTCCCAATCCTTGCGGCCATTCTTGTCATTGTCGATGTCAGACACCAAGTCACCAGCCAGCGACTGCAAAGCGCCATCTTTTATGTACTCGGCCAAGTTATCACCAAAGCCTTCTTCGCCGTCATCTTCTCCGGGCGTGAGGGTGATCTCCACACCATCCATTCCAATGGTGACTTCTTCTGGATCAACAATTTCAATCTCTAGTGGAGACTCTTGTTCGCCCAGCGCGTCGATGCCCGCGGGTTGTTGGTACAGAGCTTTGTCGATGTTCGTTGCCATGTGTGTTCCTTAAATTAATTTATTGTTGCCGCGCACAGGTTTGTCAACCTGCCCGCCTTTTTTGTACGGCACTTTTTCTACCCGCGGACTGTCTTTGCTTTTGTCAGCCTTTGTTGGCAGGCCATATTTTTGCCCATCAGCAATGCCTCTTTGAATAATTTCAAGAAGTTGTTTATTTTTTGGATTAAGCGCGGCTTGTTTGTGCGATTCCCAATTTTTGCTGTACTCTTTTCCAGATTGGCCAGCTTCGTTTATCCCAGTCCCGTTCCATGCTTCCGCCAATGAAATTCCAAGTTTGTCAGCAACACGTTTTTTTGAAGCAATTGCTGCTAAAAAATTTAAATCTTGGGCCGGTAAATGGTACGTGTCGCTTAGCATTCTGTCGTACTCAACATCTTTTTTATTGCCAAAATTTACACCACTATGACCAAGATCAGTGCGGCCTTCTTTTAATGTAAACGCCGCAATTTCTTCCGGGGTAAACGCAGGGTACCCATGTTTTGCTGCTGCCCCGTTCAGCCGGGCGTACTTGTACAGTTCTTGCACAGCTTTTGACGGGTTTGTGTACACCGTTGAAGTTTCTGGATTTTCATCCGGCTTGTAAATTTCCGCTTTGCCAACAGTGTTCCCGCCTTTAATCAAACGCTGTAGTGGTTGAGTTTCCAACCCCTCTTTACCACCGTATCGCCCAGTTGGGTCTGCCCGGTACGCTTCAACATTTTTTGGTAAATCTTGTGGTTGTGTTGATTTTGGAAGCGCCCACAGTGGTGTAGATAGGTCTTTATTTCTGTTTTTGGAATATTCCTGCTCGTTAATGTCCGGGAAGTCACGATCAACAAAGACTTCTTTTTTCAAGCCTAAAGCGTTTGCCACTGGAGCAAGCTGTGGGAACATTTCAATCAAGTTACTTAATCCTGCCATATCTGCCTCAATAGTATTCGGTTTTCCTGCGGCGAAAGATTTTGAGGTCATCTTTCTCGTCGGTGTCTAAACTGATAAAGCCGCCTTGCCTAAAGCGTAGCAGCGCTTGTGTTGTCGTGTCCACGTAGTCGTCGTGCTCCCCAACTGGGAACGCGGCCATCTCTTCAATCACTTCTCGTGCCCAGCGTGTGTCGGGTGCCCAGACTTTACCACTGCTAAATAAATCTGCAACCGCGTTCAC